ACACATGAAGTACGAAGAGTTCAAAGACTGGGTAGAAAAAAACTGTATGTACGAGGCGTTCTATAAAGATTCAGAAGGACGCATAATTCTTGTCATTACGGAGTTGGATGCTTGGGTGATGTGTAACAAGTTTGCAAAGGAGAAGAACACTTGAGTAAGCCATACGAACGAATCATCGTACTCGACGTAGAGACTGCATGGGGGCGCGGTGTCAAGCTGGGGTTCTCGTGCCAGACGAATGAGGAGTACTTGCGTGACCCACGCTTCAAAGCATGGGGGTTGTGTTGGAAGGACTACGGTGACCCGTTACCTGCCACATGGATACGTGGCCGTGACATCGAGAAGTGGGCGAAAGATATTGACTGGAGCAAGACCGCAGTCATCGCTCAGAACGCGCTGTTCGATGTGTCCATACTGGCGTGGGTGTACGGCTGTCATCCTGCGTTTATCTTCGACACGCTGTCCATGGGCCGTGCCGTGCGCGGTGTCGAGGCTGGCAACAGCTTGAAGAAGATGGCAGAGGACTTCGGTCTGCCAGACAAGGGGCAGGGCTTGGCTTCGTCAGAGAACTACCTTGACGAGTTGCCGTTCCACATTGAGCAGGAGTTGGCGGACTACTGCCGCCATGATGTGTACCTGTGCGAAGAAATCTTTAAGCGTTTAGTCGATGGCTATCCTGCATCTGAGTTACGGTTAATCGACATGACGCTAAAGATGTACACCCAACCGCGCTTGGTGCTCGACGAGCAAATGCTGTTCCAAGCCATCGAAGAAGAAAGGACAACCCGTGAAGAACTTTTGGCGCGACTTAACGTGGACGATGCAACGCTGGCAAGCAACCCTAAATTCGCGGATGTTCTGGCTTCGTTGGGATGTAATGTTCCATACAAGAAGAGCAAGACGACAGGTAAGCAGACGCTGGCACTTGCTAAAAATGACGCTATGTTCCAAGCACTACTACACAGCGACAAAGAAGATGTCCGACTCTTATGCGAAGCACGACTGAAGGTTAAGTCTACGACTGAGCGTACACGCGCACAGCGGTTCTTGGATATTGCCAGCCGTGGCCCACTGCCTGTGCCGCTTGCCTACTACGGTGCAGCTACTGGGCGGTGGACAGCAGCGCGGGGCAGCGCGATCAATATGCAGAACTTAAAGCGTGGCAGCTTCCTGCGCAAGGCGATCATGGCTCCTGATGGGTACGCACTGGTCGTGGGTGACTTGTCTCAGATCGAGCCAAGGGTGTTGGCGTGGTTGTCGGACTACGATGAAATGCTGGGTATCTTCCGCTCTGGTGGCGACCCCTACGCACAGTTCGGGGCGCAGATGTTTCGTATCCCTGACCTGACCAAAGAGAGCCATCCAGAACTGCGTCAGAGCGCCAAGTCGGCGTTGCTTGGCTGTGGCTATGGGTTGGGCTGGGCAAGCTTTGCCAGCCAGTTGCTGACCGGCTTTCTGGGGGCACCTCCGGTGCGGTATGAGGCGTCATTTGCAAGGCAGCTTGGGGCAAACCAAGAGTTCGCAGAGGAGTTCTTAAATTGGCAGGACACTGAGGCCAAGCTGCGGGACATCCCCCACACCTGTAGCTTGAAAGAGTTGGTGTATCACGCTATCGCAGCCAAGCGCATCATCGACATCTATCGCAAGACGGCCTACCCGGTTGTTTCCTTTTGGTCAATGTGTACAGACCTGATTGAGCGCAGCCTTTACGGTGGGACAGAGTTCGTGTATAAATGTCTAATCTTCCGCAAGGGCGAGATCGAATTGCCCAACGGAATGAAGCTGCTTTATCCAGACTTACGCATTGAAAAAGATGACAAAGGTAGGAGCCAGTGGGTATACGGGCCAGACGCTACCAAGCTGTACGCAGGGAAAGTAACAAACAATGTTACTCAGGCATTGGCACGTATTGTGATGACTGATGGGATGCTGCGGGTATCGAAAAGGTATCCTGTGGTTGGCACCGTGCATGATGAACAGATCGCCATGGTGCCGGAAGGAGAAGCCGCTGAAGCCCTAGATTGGGTTTTGGCGCAGATGACTGTGGAGCCGAAGTATATGCGCGGTATTCCGTTGTCAGCAGATGGTGGTACACACAAGCGGTATGGTATGGCTAAAAACTAAAGGAGAAGCAGTTGGATAAAACCAGAAAGAAGAAGTTAGAGTTGCCACGCAAGATCAGGGTGGGCAGGAAACTGTACACCATCGACATACTGGAGACGATGCTGCAAAACGGCGACATGGCGCGGGTGTATTACGACCGCAACCGTATTGAAGTCGGCAAGAAAAGCAGCGTCACAGGGCGGCGGTACTCAAGAAAAGAAATGAACGATTCGTTCTGGCATGAGTTGGTACATGCCATCCTGTATGACATGGATGAGCACAGACTGAACAAGAATGAACGATTCGTTACCGAGTTTGCACACAGGCTGTCAGAAGCCATTGACTCTGCGAGGTTTGAATGAGTAATAAAGTCGTCTGGTCGCACAGTGCCTTGAAGGATTACGAGGGCTGTGCCAAGCGCTACCAAGAAGTTCGGGTCTTGAAGAACTACCAATTCCAAGAGACAGAAGCCACGAAGTACGGCACCGAACTTCACAAGGCTGCGGAAGATTATGTGCGGGATGGTACTCCCATCCCAGAGCAGTTCGCCTTCGTTAAGGACACGCTCGATGCGCTGATTGCAAAGCCCGGTAGAAAGCTATGCGAACACCAGATGGCGCTGACTATTGACTTGCAACCCTGCGGGTGGAAGTCGTCTGATGTATGGGTCCGGGGTATTGCAGACCTGTTGATTATTGACGACGAGAATCTGACCGCTTGGGTTGTGGATTACAAGACCGGCAATAACAAATACCCAGACCGAGAGCAGCTAAAGCTCATGGCCATGATGGTGTTTGCGCACTTCCCGCACATTCGCAAAGTGAATGCTGCGCTGTTGTTTGTAGTGAAGAATGACATGGTCAAGCTGAGTATGACCGTGGACGAAGCAGAACCAGCGTGGTGGGATTACAGAGAGCGCATCGCTCGTATCGAGCAGGCTCATGCAACAGGCGTATGGAACCCAAGACCTTCTCCACTATGCCCATGGTGTCCTGTAACCACCTGTGCCAACCATCCAAGGAGTTAATTATGTTTGATTGCGGCTGCAAAGTAGAACACATGAGTATCGATTTCAACAGCAACACCGGTGCTCTGCACGTATCAGAAGGGCAAACACCCAACATACAACAAACATCACAGGCTTTTATTGCGATAGATAAAACCATAAAGCGCATTGAAATCTACGTGGACGGCGGGCTAGACACAGTGCTTTTGTACCTCCCCGCACACCATTCATGGTTTGCGACTCCCCCAACCGAACCAGTTTTTGGAGAAATAAAATGACTAAACCACGTAATTACCGGCAGGAATATGACGCGTACCACGGTAAGCCTGAGCAAATTAAAAACCGTGCCGAGCGAGTCAAAGCTAGGCGCATGATGGAGAAGACCGGCGCTGTCACTAAGGGAGACAACAAAGACGTAGACCACAAGAAGCCACTGCGTTCAGGCGGCACAACAACAAAGAGCAACCTCAGAGTTCGCAGCAAGGCAGCAAACAGAAGCGATAATAAATAGGAGAAGTAAATGCAGATCGTCGATAACAAAGCGTTGCTCTTTCGCACTCGCAACCCAGACAAGTATCGAGTAATTCCAAAGCACAAAATACTTAATAGGAGCGAAGATGGTACAGCGGAGATCGCAGTTTATTGGGGGCTTGATGAGGCGCGTGTCCTCAAAAACCTTGGCGTCAAAGATGTTCCTTCGCCAATCACTAGGCGGTACGACTGGCCGGGTAAATACAGACCGATGGCGCACCAAATTGAAACGGCAGCGTTTCTCACTATGCACAAGAAAGCGTTTGTGTTTTCGGAGCCGGGCACTGGGAAGACTCTTTCGGCACTATGGGCTGCGGACTACCTGATGCAACGTGGGGATGTGCGGCGCTGTCTCATTCTGTGCCCGCTCTCTATTATGCAGTCAGCATGGCTAGGTGACTTGAACAACAGCATCATTCATCGCTCGGCGATTATCGCGCACCATGCGCAGGCTAGTCGGCGCATCGAGATGGTTCAGCAAGACTATGACTTTGTTATTGCCAACTACGATGGGTTGAATCTGATTGCCGACGAAGTTATCAATGACGGGCGCTTTGATCTGGTGATTGTCGATGAAGCCAACGCATACAAGACCATGACAACGAAGCGTTGGAAAGCTTTGAAGTCGATCATCGGCCCCAACACCCACCTGTGGATGATGACAGGAACTCCAGCATCGCAGTCGCCTGCGGATGCGTACGGTCTAGCCAGACTAGTCAATCCAGACGGCGTACCAAAATTCTTCACTGGTTGGCGCGATAAAGTCATGAACAAAGTCACGCAGTTCAAGTGGGTGCCGAAGGTCAGCGCAGCAGAGGATGTTCATGAAGCCTTGCAACCGGCCATACGCTTTACCAAAGAGCAGTGCCTTGACTTGCCGCCTGTACTCACAACAACCCGAGAAGTGGCGCTCACCCCACAGCAAGCCAAGTACTACAACCTGTTAAAAGAACGCATGATGGTGCAGGCCGCAGGTGAGACCATCACTGCTGTGAATGCCGCTGCCGGGGTATCCAAGCTCTTACAAATATCATGCGGCGCAGCATACACAGATGACAAGGAAGTTATTGAGTTCGATGCTGCCCCACGCCTGTCAGTATTGGAAGAGATACTGGAAGAGACCTCACGCAAGGTTATTATCTTTGCGCTATTTCGCAATACCATCGACACCATCCACGCATACTTGCTCAAGAAAAGTATTGCCACGGAAACAATTCACGGCGACATTCCGCCAGCTAAACGCGCAGATATTATTCGCAGATTCCAGTTAGAAAAAGACCCGCGAGTTCTTGTCATGCAGCCTCAAGCAACTGCACACGGTATCACTTTGACTGCGGCTGACACGGTGGTGTTCTTTGGTCCGTTGATGTCTGTTGAACAATATATCCAGTGTATCGCACGGGCTGACCGCAAAGGACAGAACTCCGACAAGGTAACAGTTATCCACATTCAAGGTAGCCCAATTGAGAAGCGCATGTTCAAGGCGCTGGAAGCCAAGGTCACAGATAACAGTCTGCTAACGCAGATGTTCAACGCTGAAATAAAAACGTGAAAGGGGGTTGCAATCAAAACCAAATCGCAGTAATCTGTCAAACGCTTGACAAAATAATAGGAGAAGCAAATGAATGACGAGATCATTCCGCTGGACAAGCTTGCGAAAATTTATCGCAAGATCAAGACGGAGATCGACACGCTGACGCAAGAGTACGACACCAAGTTGGAACAACTCAAAGCACAGCAAGACGAGCTTCGTTTCGCAATGAAAGACCAGATGAAAGCGCTTGGCGTTAAGTCGGTCAACACCACCTTCGGTACCGTGTCACTGGTAAACAAAACCCGTTACAACACACAGGACTGGGACTCGTTCAAGAAGTTCATCATCGAGCACGATGTCGTAGACCTGTTGGAGAAACGGATTGCGCAAACCAATATGGCGCGGTTCCTTGAAGAAAATCCGGCACTTGTACCACCCGGATTAAACGCATACACGGACTTCGAAGTTCGTGTAACTAAACCTACTAAGTGAGAATCTATATGTCCGATCTAACTGTATTCAATCCCGCACAAGTACCCGACTTCGCACGTAACAACGAACTGTCTGAAACCGCACTGGCTCTTACTGGTGGTGGCACTGGTGGTAGCGTCAAACGCATCTCGATTAAAGGCGGCGTGTTCCGTCTGATGTCGGGCGGCAAAGAGATTGCATCCATCGAAGACCGTCACCTTGATGTGATTATCGTCAAGGCTGCACCCAAGGTAAGTCGTATCTTCTACGCTGGCGCGTACGATAAGGATGCTGCTGCGGCACCACCTGATTGCTGGTCAAACGATGGCGAGAAGCCAGACGCAGGTGCAAAGAACAAGCAGTCGCAGACTTGTCTGTCGTGCCCACAGAACCAAGCCGGTTCGGGTCAGGGTAATAGCCGCGCTTGCCGTTATCAGCAGCGTCTGGCTGTGGTGTTGGAGAACAACCCCGGTGGTGATGTCATGCAGTTGACGTTGCCCGCTACGTCGGTGTTCGGTAAGGAAGACGGCGACAAGCGCCCGCTTCAGGCATTTGCGCGTCATCTGGCCTTGTCCAACCCACCGATCAACCCAGAGCAGATCGTCACCCGCATGAAGTTCGATACCAAAGCGGAGTCACCCAAGCTGTTCTTCTCCCCGGTTCGTTGGTTGACCAATGACGAGTACGCCGTGGTCAAGACGCAAGCTGAAAGCACCGATGCAAGCCGTGCAGTCGTGATGACTGTGGCTCAGACTGATGGTGTGAAAGCGGGTGCCCTTCCTGCACTGCCGGGTAAAGCCCCTGTGGTTGAGGCTGAAGAGGAAGCACCAGCACCGAAGGCCAAGACCGCCAAGAAGAAAGCCGAAGTAGCCGACGACGATTCGGAACCCGAAGTTCGCAAGGATGCGGCGAAGCCGTCCGCTGTGCCGGAGAAGAAGGGCAAGCTGGCCGACATCGTGGCTGACTGGGACGACGAGTAAATCAGAATAGCCCAGCCGGAGGTGGCGCTAATAACACCGGCAGCGGGGGCTGGGCATCCTTTCGGAGTTTTCATTGGCTCAGTGACCCCGCACTTTTAATTACAAGGAGAAGCAGATGAGCGATATAGAGCTAGATAAATACTGGTATGACAACGAGTTGCTGTGCCCTGTTTGTAATGCCAATAATCTGCACCACGATAGCG